GATTTAGACTTCTACTATAGGTGTCTGGATCATATTTCCAAACGTCCAAATAATATAACCAAACCATGGTTTTATCTAGTGGCTTGGGTATATTATCAAGGACTTAAACGATTTTCTAAAAAGGCATGGGAATATTACCCAGAACCTGCCAAAACATGGGATCAATTCATGGAACGGGTATTTGTTGCCATAAATAGATAACTATTTAAATTTCTACAATCTTTTTTCCTCTTAATCGTATTTCTGACTTTAGGTCGGGTAACTTATCCGATGGAATGGACTGTTCGATCCTACCAACTGTCATTTTTGTCACTTTAGTGGTTTCTACACCCAATGGTAGATTTCCCGTATAAACATCGTACATAATCCACAAAGATTGTGTAGGCCAGCCCATATCTTTCCATAGTTTTTCCACAACCGATATGTCAGGAGCCATATATACCAACATACCTCCTGTCTTCCCATCGGGCTGAAATACCAATTTTATAGGAACCGAAGCAAGATCCGAATCGCCTTTCCCATAGATATCTGTCAACGTTTTAGCCCACTTATGGCGCGAAGCACCTTCTTTTAGGGATTTTTTAGCAATCAGTTTGGAAAACTGGTCTACCGCCTTGGTTGCGTTGGTTGCCAAAACCTTTTTATAGAGCTTTTCTGACTCTATTGCGTCTTTTTTAACAATTGCTTTTATCAGGTCTTTAATAGTTTTAGTAGTCATATCAATATATTGGGTTTAACTTACGTAATTGTTATAAGTTATTTATAAGATTTTTAAACTATCTTTTGTAATTAGATACTGGCGGACAAATCCCGATCGCACTATATCTTCTAATTGAAATAGTACTAGGCCGAAATGTTCTGGCATATGGTCGATAATTTTTGTAATATCTGCCAATCCAGATTCCGATTTCTTCAATAGTTTCAAATCGTTCTGTGCGGTATCACCACATAGTATTACACTAGCATTATCACCTAATCTCGTAAGTACAGAATCTATTTCATGAAACGAACAATTCTGTGCCTCGTCTAGAATAATACAACAATTGTCAAGCGTTAGTCCACGAAGATAGGACGTACTAATAAATTCATAATAGTCCTTCTCTTTGAGCTTATCGTAAATATCACCCCGACCTGTCAGTTCCCTAAAAATAGCCCTATATGGAGCTTCGTAGAGAGATAGTTTTTCTACCAATGTACCTGGCATGAATCCGATATCTCTAGTAGCCACTGCGGATCTGGCGATATATATCTTGTCAATCTTACCCTGTTTCAGAGCTTGTAGTGCAAAATACGTTGCCAAATATGTATTGTGTGTGACGACAAAATTATCTGTAATGTACAAATGACTGGGGTGATCTATCAGAATACACTGACACTCTTGTTGGGCAATCGGAACAATAGATTTGATGGTCAACCCAAGATTGTTTATATATTGACCATCTACATCAAGTATTTTTTGTTTTCGGGACAATTTAAACAACAAACTAGGTCGCTTGGATCTTACTCGGACAGTATAGGCCAGTCTACCTGTTTTTTTGACTCCCTTGTGTGTAAACTTTGGAGATCTCGTTGATATTCTGGCGATACAGCCCAATTCCCACAATATAATTTGTACTTGCTTGGCTAGTATTTCAGAAGTGGTTGTAAATGAAATAGCTTTGGATTTATCTACCGTTCCGTCAGTATCGAACAAGCCACGAATAAGTTCTAATTTTTCATATGTCGACGAACGAATATATTCTTCTGGTATGAATTTTTCATACGATCGATGCCCCCAGATACCAAGTGACTTTAACTGAGTTGTCAGAGGATTTTCCAATTGAAACGGACATCCATTTGGCTTCTTATCCATTTTTTCGTTAATTTGTCTGAGAGATCTAGTTATTACATCATTCTTTAACTTCACAAAACATAAACCCAATCGAGAAACCATAGGATTTAGATGGTCAAACAATTCGGGATCTGACGAAGTAATACGAGGTGTTGTTGTCGTAATAGAACCATCACCAATTAAAACACCCAACAAATATGGATCTATCGGCAAATGATTTTCTATCGTGTTGTTTATGGGGAAATCAACCAACGGAACTTTAGTTCGTATCCGTGGATGTTTCTTTTGTTTGAGAATTTCGATAGTTGTCATAAGAGTTCGTTTTGTAACGTCTCTTTTATTACCAAAAACTTCCCACAAGTGCTCTCCAGATGCATGGACCTGTCGGCCATCATGGAATGTTATTTCGTAGGTGTCTTGAAGTCCTTGTGGAAAAATACCAAGAATTTTAGCTGTCGATCCATCTGGACACAATACAAAATCCCCAAGTACTAAACTACCCATATTTACCCAACCACTAGGTGTCAGAACCTTGGAATATAGAGGTTGTGCTTTCCCAGTACCTGCGGCCCCAAACAACCCAAGGTTCTTCCCTCGATTCCAATGTTCAAATACCGAAGCCTGATTTTGGGTCAATGGCTCTAATCTTTTTAACTCGTACAATCTAGATAGAATCTTCTTCTGTCTACGATATCTGTCCTCTTCTAATGCTTCTTCTGTTATTGGTTTTGTATGTTTATCACTTTTACTAGATCGTTTGACCATGACTCCTGGTTCATGTTAATAAGTGGGCAATTTTGATTTTGGGTGTTTTTTAGCAATTTGGTTCATGCGATATTTAAAATCATCACGTGGCTGAATTCTTCCCAATTTATACGGATCTATCATCGGCTGACTAGATATTTCCAATTGAATTGTTCCTGTCGCCTGACAACTAGGACAAGGAAGATCGACCGGCGTTAATCTTTCAGCAATCTTATAATGTTGTTCGAAACGATGATTACAAGCCGAACATGAATAATCATATAATGGCATATCAAATTCCTTTATTCTATAGGACGTATATATTTATTAGATTCTATTTGTTTGGTCGTCGGACCATAGGTCTTGGGTTCACAATTTGACCAAACGGACGAACTGTGATCCAAATCCTTAAATCCTGGATACACAGTATCGATAATATAGTGTTGAATTTCATGTCTATATATTCGATCTATGTCAAAATTCTCAACGATGTAAATCGTTGAGGTATCGGAATCATAAAATCCCAAAATTTCCACAACACTAAATGAAGGGAAGTCGATCCTCATAATTACGTTGGCCGATGCTCCGTGACTATATACCACATCTTTAGAATTTGCTCCAATCACATAACATCGTGGTAGTGGAGGATCGATGATTGCGGTCAATTTTTCATTATGTAGTAAACTTGAATATGTGCATGTCCGAGAGTTTTTATACTCTTGCATTTCATCGAAATATTCCCCGCAAGATCTTAGGTCATTCCATGTGGTGTGTGGGGCATGGCTCGATTCGCGTAATTCTCTAGGTTGATAGGTTACTCTTACGGGCGGTGCAAATATTGAGACCCCACACCCAACCATCGACCAAAAAATTATACTAATACCAAAGACCAACAAACATCTATTAAACATTATCTTCCTGCAAAAATATTAGGTAGTGCTTTTTCAATCTCTTTCTTGGTAAGACCAATATCGAGTTTACGATCTTTAGCAGCTATTAGCAAATCTTGTGAACGTTTATCGAGACTATTTACCGTCTGTTGAAATAATAGCTCTTTGCGCTGTAATGGCATTGGTCCAACGTCGAGAAAATGAACATATTTCGTCCAACATCGGTTTAATGTACCAGGAGCACAATCATCATCATGATTATCACGATCTTCCCATGGAAAGCCTTCGGGGAGAGAATGTTTTATAGCAGGATCGTATTGTAGTCGTAATAGGCATCTTAGACCCATGGTATCACCAGCCTTTAGAGCTTTGATTTTATCTTCTTTTGTTTCAGCCAATTGTGCATTGCGAATTGCATCTCGTACTTTTTTCGGGTGGTATTTTGAGGTCATATAATCTTATATCCAAACAGGTATTAAAACTCATTGACATATGGCAACAAGTTGACAAGTTGATTTTGAACCAAGTAATTAAAGATATCGTTCTTTGGCATTTTATAGCCCTGATACGCATTGAGAATTGATTCTTGTATATATTTAGGTATTTTTTCAAACTCGATCATTTCTTGATTGCGTTTATATCTCTTACGAAGATCTTCATCCGCAGTTCCATTCGCAATTTGTTCCAAACATTCAACGATTCTTTTTTGTGTCAAGGGTGTCTGGCGAACACCTTCGGTTATGAAAACCGTATCTGGAGATAGAACATTTGGTACACCATCGTCTGCATCACCACGTAATACGTGTTCGAGGGTTGCATTCTTAGGATTGGCTATTTTTACATAGTTACCAGTATATGGCGACCAGAGACTAACGTTGGAATATTTCAATAACTGACCAAAATCTTTGTCGCTAGATACGACGATGATTGGTTGTTGATATGATATTGCCAATGTGCCGATAATATCATCGGCCTCGCATCTGGGTAGTCTTAGAATTTTCCAAGGGAAGTACTGGGTAACATCCGAACGAATAATATCGAACAATTCATACATTTCCTTCCACATGATAGTGGATTTCGATCTAGCTTTGGCCCGATTCGCTTTATATTGGGGAAAAATATCCTTACGCCAATTCTCTTTATCATCACAACAGATCACCATTTCGGTACTAATATTCTTGAATTTTCTCTTATATGACAATAGAGTATTGATCAACACACTTTTTGCAGCATTATGATCGATCCCGTGGATTGCAACATGCGATTCTTGATAGAGATACTGTGCCTCTTTTGTGGCAATACCATTAAAATCAAGTAAGATCATCTTTATTCTCCAATGTTTTGTGCCATTCTATGAATGATTCGTTGGCCAACCGGACTGCTACTTGGTAGTGAGTTTCGGACCATAGACATCCGTCACTCAGATAAATCAAATAACTCCATGCCGACAGCCATAGATTCCAATCATCATTATTGTTCTTCTGTGTCAGTTGTTTTTCTAATCTATGGTTCTTAAACCACAACCAAACGTTGACTACTAAAAGAACAATTATACAAATTACATGTATCATAATCATCTACGCCTTTTTGATCTTAGTAACCCGAGTAGAAGAACCAATAGTGCTAATCCAAAATAGCTTCTATTGTACATCCAATTCCTCCGCTTTAGTCTGGTAATATGCCTTTAGGGTTCTAATCCAAGGTGGCGTAAATTCATAACTATCTAATTTATCCATCTGTTCCTTTAGAGTCCAGTGTTTTGTACCATAATGGTCTACCACCACATTCTGATGTACGTATTTGTCTCGCATGAATTCTATTCTCTTGGCTTTGTATTTCTCATCCTGAATGGCCAATTGGAGGACAAGACGGCGGAGATGTGGAGTTGTGTCGTCCAATAATGATAGATTTGTGGGATTGGCTATCCATTTTCTAAGGATAGTAATCTCATGGAATGGTAATTTATACGGGTGGACATCAACACTAATGGGGGAATCTTCATATCGGGTATCTAGGGAAATTTCGGTCGGCTGGTGTTCTATCACGTGTCGCAAAACATGTTCGTGAAGTTTTGGATCTGATTCCATCGACTCGTCTATAACAAAGGACATATTTTTGTCAGTGATATATTCAATCGGATACTTATTATCAGGCCCAACACTTTCACACCGAACCATCAGATATGCTTTGTGTGGTTTACGATCGATCATTATATAGGGTATTGATATGCATCCGGAATCAACCATCTCCTTTCTAAAAACCATTTGACCTGGTTTTATTTCAGATAGATTATTGAGCGGTGCATTAAACTTCTGATTTAATTTGTCGAATAACGTAATACATTCATCAATTTGATCTATTGGTGGATTTAGATACAGATCATCAAACTCACGACCTTTATCGACCAGAGACAATAGGCCGATCAATATATCTTGGGTTTCGTATGATTCAAAAATATTTGCATTCTGAATGGTTTCAAAATACTTGGCCATTTCTCGTAGATCTACCAGATTTAGTCTGGAGAAATATGGATTTAAGCCATATCGTATTAGCAGATTACGAATATGGTGAATCTGGTATGATAGTAGATTAGACCCTATTAGATAATGTATACCATGTCTGACCGAATTATCCAGATAGTCGAATATTTCATTGGCTGCCGTTTGTTCTGTTACTAGGTTATATCTCGATCCGATATGTTCTGGTAAATGGCAATCGATATTAATACCATACTGTTCAATAGCATCAACACTAGGTATTTGGTGGTTGGCCAGAATAACCTCACCATGCATATAATCGACATTTTCACCAGCCACATATGTACGAAATTCATATCGCAATATCTGCCCTGAGACCAAAAAATCGGATGTTGCTATGTCAACAACAATATATTTTTCCATAACACATCATTACCACAATATTAGACGATTGGTGTAATTGGCGAGAGTCCATAGTAGGTTAATAAAAAGTCGGCAAGTGCTTGTTTTACTTGTAAATCTGAATCGATTTTACTTGCTATTTGGGTTGCTAATTGTGCATTCGATGCTGAAATAGCACCATTAATTGCTCCAGATAAAGCACCAGAAGACGCTAGTGTACTGGCCAATGTTGCTAATCCATCGAGTGCCGCAACTTTATCATGTACCGATTTTATAGTATCGTTTTCTTTGATCTTAATATCATACAATGGTGTTCCTGCCATGTTCAAATCCATATTTACAAATATAATATGCATCCACTATATCAGATATTGGTGATGCTGTCAAGGATCTTTTCCCCAGTATGTCATGTAATAAGACTCCGGTCTCTGATATAAAGGATTCTACCATCTGGTCTTTTTTAGCATTTCCTTTATCCGTGGCAAATTTTTTCACCGTACTAGGAGCTACTAGTCGAACATGTTGTCCTGTTTGTGTAAATAGGCGATATTTGTACATACCCATGGCTTCGGCTATGTTAAACACCATGCCCTTTGAGCCAAAGGAATAACCTTCAGCATAAAGTTCGATATTCGACCCATCATTTGGGTCCGGCAATAAGACGGATGTTAGATCTATAAATCGCTGTACTTGTGGACCTTTTACTTTCTGTTTTTTATTGAGTACAATCAGAGTATTGATCAAATTCCAATGTCGATCGAATTTTAATCGATATCCTAGCATCTCATCGACCTTAGCCTCGTATTCGAAAAACAAAAATTCACAATTTTGAATATTCCAACTATCACCCCTATGGGTACATAGTGCTGGAGATGCTATTGAAAAATCTAGACCAGATACAATCCGCACTATCCCTCACATGATGTACAAGCCAATACATTATTTCTAAATTCCTGGGCTGCGTTTATCCCTATTTGATAATATAGGCCCTTGATACCCAATTCTACTGCGGTTAATATCAATTCATTCACCTGTTTGATTGGTGTCTGTGGGTGGATCATCAGATTTAATGACTGTCCTTGGTCTATATATTTTTGCCTCTGGCCCGCCTGAATAATGATTTCCATGGGTGAAATTTCCTGAAAGGTCTTAAACACCGATTTTTCATCTGCCGATAAGCCTTCAAGATGTTGGACCGAACCTTGATTTCGAAGAATCGATTGCCAAGTTTCTTCTGTATTTAGACCCCTTTGTTCTAGTAGTATTTCTAGGTGGGGATTACGGATCGAAAATTTACCTTTGGCAAGATCTTTGATGAAGTAATTGGACCTATGTGGCTCTATACCTTCTGATACCTGTCCTAAAATAAATGCGCTTGATTTGGTCGGTGCTATGGCTAATAGTGTTGTGTTACGTCGATTATCATTAGCCAATACTTCGGGCTTTCCTAATAATTCGGCCAGCATCTCACTCGCTGCGTATGCTTTGGATCTTATATTTTTGATAATCTGAACATTAACAATCTTAGCTTCCATCGACTCGAATGCAATCATTTGTGATTGTAAATAACTATGATAGCCGAGTATACCTATACCCAATGCTCGATGTCTACGCGCAAATTTTACCGCACGTTCCATATATGGGATTGTCGATGCCTTTTCTATGAATTCGGTCATAACAGAATCTAATAGAATTGTTACCAACTCAACCACATCGGTATGTTCCCATTCATTATACCGGGCAACATTTAATGATGCTAGGCAACAGACAAATGATTCATCCACAGTTGTAGGAAGAGAAATTTCATTACATAAGTTTGAGTGTAGTATTGGTGTTTTTTTATAACATTTTGGTTTGGTCGATCCATTGGCATTGTCGGCAAAAAACAAATATGGATAGCCTGTATTAAATCTGGATTCTATAACCTTGGCCCAGATCTTTCTTTTTTCTACATCACCAGCCTTCATGGAATCTAACCAAGAATTTGTAACACAGACTCCAGTAGAAAGATCTTGAATTGGATGGCCCTCATGTTTGATGTGCAAAAATTCCATAATATCTGGATGATCTATGTCCAGATAGGCGGCCATATTCCCACGACGAATACCATTCTGACTAACTAGTGAAATAGTCTTATCGAACATTTCGGCAAAATGCACAGACCCAGAACTATGCCCACCGGCTGAAATTGGAGTACCTCTACTTCGTAGTGGAGTCAAGTACATAGATGTTCCTCCACCATGCTTTGACATCATAGCAACTTCGGAATTGGCATATAGGATACTTTCAAGATTATCCTCACCGACCGTAGATCCGAAACATGAAATTGGCAAACCTCGGACTTCTCCGTAGTTGGACCATATCGGAGTGCTTGGAGAAATCCAACCTTTTTTAATAGCGGTCTTTAGTCTATCACCAACTCCGACAATTCCTGAAATCTGTTCGGTTCTGTTACAAATCAAAGATACTTTTTCATCCAACGATTGATTCGGCAGTAAATAACCAGAACCTAGAAATTGTGCAGAAAGATCGTTATACCAAACGTATTCGGATGATGACATGGAACGTGCCTATGGGGATAGAAAATGATATCGACAATACTATTTATATTATCTTATGTATATAGGGAGTATGTGCGTGAAATTCGAATATGTGTTTTTGTTTGTGGTTGAACTATCTCATATTCTAGGTGTGCACCAACACGATTTAGTTCGAGACGAAAGCTATGGCTAATACTATCTGCTAAGTATCGCGCAACAGCAAATTGCTTTTCGTGGTCTACTACACAAGTAGTAGAATCTATACCATAGCCCTTTTCAAAAAAGAGGGTCGCAAAATCCTTTAGAAATTCGGATGTATACAACTCGCCGGGCGTATTATTATGTTTATCGAGAAAATTTTTATTGATAGTATGAACGGCTATCCATTCTAGTGTTTCGGTAATCCTATTTAAATCCATTTGGTATCCTAAAATAAATCATCAGCCGTAATCGATTGTACTTTCTTACTATATGTTACTGGTCGTTTGTAGAAGAAATCGGTATTGATTTTTGCATAGATTTCTTCATTAAACCAAACCAGACTTGGATCGGAAAAAGTTTCGAAAATAGGTTCACCACCTATCTGAACTATGCTATCATTGAACCGTTCTTTTATCAAATTTTTTAAAGATTCGATCGAAAGAAAGTCCAATTCTCCGGATTGGAAAATCCATTCCAGAATCTTTTCTTCCGCCTGATATGCTTTATTGGCCGCCCGATGAATTTTCTTATAAAACTCGTCGTCAAACCAATCTGGAAATTCCTTACGGATCTCATTTATAAGATAGGTACCAAACAAACCATGGATCAATTCTTCATTGGCCGTGGCCTGAATTACGTTATCAACACTCTTAAGAACATTCTTATGTTTGTTAAATGATTTCAGAATAGCAAACTGTGAAAATAGACTAATGTTTTCGATGAACAACGAAAATAAAGCTAGTGTCAGTGTATACTTTTCTTTGTTATTATCCGATGCATATGCCAAATATTTGGTAAGATAATCGACCCGCCCCTGGATGACTGGATTTTCTAGCACTAGATCAAACTCATGATTAAATCCCATAATTTCTAACAAGTTAGAATAAGCAAGACTGTGACGACAATTCCCTGTTATTGTAATTTTTTTATTTCTTCTTACGATAATATTGCCACTAGGCACAGAAACACAATAGACTATACCATTATAATAAATTTCTTGTTTGTGTGGATAAACTTTTTTGTTGCTATCTACAATATTTAATCGATATATATCTTTAGCTGTCTTTTTTGCAGAACCATCTGGTAATGGTCGGGCAATTGATTCCTTGGATGTTCTATTGATACCCACATGACATGTATATGATGAAAGTGTGCAAATAATTTGAATTTTTTCAATGGCACGATAATTTGCATTATAATATCCAATGGTTGTATTATCACGCACACCATCCCAAAAAGATAATTCCTGTAGGAATGCCCGACCCCAATCCGCGTCAATAGCTGGTATTTGAATATAATCGAATCCTTTAATCGTATAAACATCTGGTGCGACATCCGGTAATTTAAAACTAATTACCGAACACTGCCCTCTAGCACGAGAATAGTATTCTATTCCTAAAGACAAAAGAATATTTTGTAATCGATCGATCTTTCGTTGTTTCTTCAAACTAAATACTACATCGCGTCTACCCTCACCCGATGGAGTGCATCCCATAAGCGATCCATCTGCTTGAATAGCTATTAATAGTGCGTCCAATGCACCAAATTGGCGTTTGGTTGATGGTTGGCCCAATCCTGCGGATGGATATCTATAATTACGACCCCACTTTCCCTGATTTGATCGTTTTTTAGTATATGTGCTATGTTGTGGGTGCATGATCAATAATTCATGATTTGGTGTTACGCACAGATCTGTTCGACTATTATGATAATAATGCATTGGTCCCGTATAAGGACGAGAAATATAATCTTCTGGTAACACAAACGAAATATAACCCGTCACTTGATCATACTGAGCCACCAAACTAGTTTTTTGCAAATCTTTAAAATACTTCCAACCACTATCAGTTAAAATCTCTGTCTGGTCATCGAAACATTCTGACTCTCCAAAAACAGCACCAACTAATTCAAATTCGGATTTTGGAAACATGTTTCCGATCTTTCCCCAGAACCGTTTAACCGAGACTTCGATCTGGGAGATAGCCAGCATTGCATTCTTAGCTGCATTCTGTTCGATTGGTGTTAGATTTACTTTAAAATCTTGAACATCAGATGCAAAATTCCATTCGGTATGAATCCAATAACTATGTTGGATAGCTTCCATATACTTGATTGCATCCGGATATTCAAATGGCTTGAATGCTATGCGTCTGTCGAATATACCCATGGTTATTTGTCCTTTGGTTCAAAAATTGAAGGAACCTTTAATAGGAGTTTTTCAAACTCCCTTCTTTCCCTAGCTTCTTGAGCTATTTCACTACCTGTTTGTGTTTGTAATTTTAATCCAAACGATCTAAGCATTAAATCCACTTCGGCCAATTTATCTATCAATCGTTTCTTTTCTCTATCATTACTCACACTATTATTTACCAAATTTTTTATCTGTAAATCTCTGTGTTGAATAGCTTTATTTAGACCCCTGACTTGTGATCTATAGTTTCTTACCTTAGATGCCAATCGTTCGAGTTTGCGTTCCCATTCCATCTTATGTCTCTTTTTATCCACAACAGCCTCATCTATAATCGGATCCTTCTCTATGGAAGCAACATATAGTCTTAAACTACTAAGGAATTCACTATCTTCCGTATTCCAACCTAACCGAATATCAGTATTTTGGCATATACACTCTAGCAA